ATGGCCGACCGCCAAGCGGTTGGCTTCCTGGAAGAAAACGGCACTAGCCTGACGCTCATCTGCCGAGTGCGGGAGTTGGTAGCGGTGCTGGCGGAATCACTCACGGCACGAATCGTGAGCACGACGTTGCATTTGGAACGCAACGTCAATTTCTTGTGCGAAATATCTTCTAGCCAAGTTACGTTATCGACTATCCTTGCGTTCCAGATCTTCCTCGACTGTACGCCGGTCGTCCGTTCCTTCGATTTCTGAAACTCGCATGAGCAAAAATAGTAACCTCAATCCACTGCGCCGCCAGTTGCTGCGGTTCTTCGGTGCAGCGCCGATGCTGCCAATGACCGCAATGACTGGTAGCGCCGCGCTGACTGCCTGTGGTGGCGGCAGCAGTTCGTCGCCCTCGACTACCCCGGCGCCCGCACCTGCGGCTGTGGCTCCGCCTGCACCAGTACCCACGCCCGCGCCGGTACCCGAGCCGGCACCTGCACCAGCACCGGCGCCTACGCCCGTGAAAAAGCTTGATTTCTTGAGCTTCCAGGGACAAAGCAATAGCGGCGCACCGCGTCAGTACTTATCGGGCAAATACGACGAAAAGCCAAATGCTGGGCAGGTTTTACAGTTTTCGAAGAACGGCAAGGCGGCCACCGGCTTTGAAGCGCAATCTGTCGACGACTTAGTCGATTTCGAGCCGGCTTACGACATCGACCCCACAAATAATTACATAGCCACCCTAGCGATTCACGCTGTTGCAGCTGGCTATAGTTCGCCGCAACTTTTTACCCAGACGACCTGGTCCGGTAGCATGCCAATCTCCCATTTCAAAGCGGGGGCCAGCGGTAGCTATTGGTGGGATAACGCTATCCAGGCACGAAAACGTGCAGCAGCTGTTGCGGCTTCCCGCAGTACCCAAATTGAAGAGAAATGGATGGTGTGGATCCAGGGCGAAAGCGGTGAGCATGGACGATCTACTTACGCAGAAGCCCTGAATACGTTTATTGATACCTTCAGGCCAGCTGCAAAAGCCGCGATGGGACAAAACGACCTGGCGAAATTTGCTATCGTTCAAACGAACATTGGCGATTGGCCGGATCCGGAGCCGAAGGTGTCGATGATGGAATCGACGAATCTTGCACAGTGGGATGTGGCGCGAACGCGTTTCGCCGACGGCGTGCGGCTCATCGGCCCGATGTATCAATGCCCGATTGTCTTGCTCTCCGAGGATAACATTCACACGTCCGTAACCGGTCGCGTAATGCTCGGAGAGATGATCTCCGACGCCTACCTGCAAGAAAATGTGCGAGGTAAGCCGTGGAAACCTCTCCAGCCGATCAAGGTCACTCGAAACGGCTCCAATGTCGATATCTTGCTAGAAGTGCCTGAGGGCACTCTTGCGCTTGATACGGACTTTGTGGCCGCTGCGAAAAATAAAGGTTTCACGTATGTCGATTCAAACGGCATTCAGGAAATCGCGTCTGTATCGGTAACGTCGAGCAATAACGTTCGGATCGTACTTGCATCTATTCCAACTGGCACCGGCGCTAAGATTCAATATGCGCTGGGGAATTCCAGGGACTCTACTTCTGATGGCTGGAGTTCCGGACGCGGTCAGCTTATGGTTCAAACAGACCGCCAGTCGCACTTCAAAACGCTCGGGTATCAAGTGCCCGAAAAAATTCGCCACTACTGCGTTAAGTTCGAAATGGACGTCTGAACGGAAGTCTGTTCGACCTGGGCCGGCACCGGGGTTTGGGCCCGGGCCGGCGGTACGATAACCGCGCGGCCATCGATCACGCGCACCACGTGTTCCGGCGCTCGGCCGGGGATGTGCACATGCAGGTCCATCACGGCGCCATGCCCTCGTCGCGCAGCACCTGCTGGCACGCCCGGGCCGTGGCCAGATGCTCCTCTACCTGGAGCTTCAGCGCTCTAATATCTCGCTCAACGTCTTCTCGAACCAGCCGGCGGGCGGAATCGGCGACATCGCCGCCGGCGGCGCCTTCCGCTTCGGCCGGGACGGCAGGTCGCTCACCACATACCGCGGCGCCGACGTACACGCGCTGAGTAACAATGCGCTCGCGAACAGGCTGAATCTCTTCATGCTTTTTCTCCGTGATGGTTGCGTTGCTGGCGGCCTGGCGCGCGGCCGTTGCCTGGTTGTCGTCGGCGCGCTTGGCCACGGCCAGGGTGTCGGCGCCGGCGCGCGCCTCAAGCGCGGCGTCGTACCCCTCGCCGTACTGCTCCAGGCCGTAGCGATGCACGCCCAGCGCGGCCACGACCAGCAGCCCGGCCAGCACCAGGGCGCCCGAGAACCAGCGCTCGAGCGCGTTCACGGCTTCACCTTGTCGTAGAAGCCCAGATTCCGGCCGCGCATGATGTCGATCAGCTTCTTCGCGTAGTCCGGGTCGGTGGCGTAGCCGGCGGCCTGCAGCGCGCGCGCCCAACCGGCGCCGTCGATCTGCTTGAAGCAGTCCCGGTAGCGCGGGTTCTTCAGCAGGAACTGCGCGTGGTCGACCATGCTGGCCAGCCAGCTGTCGTAGGCGCGGAAGCGGTCGGGCATCTTCACGTCCTTGCCGGCCAGGTGTTCCGTGGTCTTGAAGGTGACGGTGGGGCCGGTCCAGCTCTTGTCCGCCTTGATGCCGAACAGGTTGTTGCCGATGGCGCGCGCCCCCCAGCTGGATTCGAGTGCGGCCTGGGCCAGCGTGATGGATGCCGGGATCCCGGTCTTGCGCATGCAGTCCTGGGCGGCGCCGGCCAGCATGCCGATGAATGCGGAAGGCGGCATCAGTTTTTCTCCTCGGGTTGCGCCGGCGCGTCAGCCGGCAGGTTGAACTTCTGGTTGACCATTGATTCGAGCTTGAACAGCGCGCGCGAACCCATGTGGGCGGCGATGCCGACCAGGGCGTATTTCAGGGGCGTCGGGCAGGGGATCGAGTCGCACAGGTTCGCGACCACGATGCCGGTAAAGCCGGAGATGACAAGTTCGCCGATCAGCTCGGTGATGTTGAAGACGCGCACGTGGCCGTCCTTCAGCTTGCGCATGAAGCTGGCGACGCCGCCCCAGAGGGACAAGCCGATCAGCAGCGCCCAGCTGAGCATGGCGTCGAGGTCGAAGCCGGGCTGCGGTGGTTTTTCGATCATGATGTTTCCTTTAGATTGGCAGCGCCGGGAAAATGCCCGGCAGGTCGACCTGCATGCGGCTGGCCGAGATGTCGAAGGCCGTGTTTGCCCCGCTGGTGCCGACATTGGCGCCGCCGGGGATCGTGACGCGCAGCACGCCGTTTTCGGGAATCGAGAACGTCACCGCATTCGGGTCGAACGAATAGGTCGCATTGCCCGACCCGAAGGACTTGACCGCCCACTGCACGAAATTGGCGGCCGTGCGGCTCGGCGTCACCATGTAGAAGCCCTCGCCGTAGGTCCCCAGGCTGTCCGGATAGGCCTTGTGGAAGATCGAGACGTAGATCGGCGCCGGGATATTGTTGTCCGGCATCAGGATGAACGGGATGTCGATGTTTTTCGGGCCGGCCTGCACTAGGAAGTCACGGTAGCGGTAGGCTGTGGGAGCGTTCGAAAAACCGGCGATGAAGCCGCCCAGGCCTTTCAACGCGGACCCGTCGGGCTTCGTCAGGCCGAGCGGGTAGTACGCGCCGAACGCGTCGGCGTAGTAGTTCGAAGCTTCCTTCGTGTAGCGGTCGCCCGGGCCGTAGCACCAGTTGTAGTTCACGATGCCGAACATGTTGCTGTTCGTGATCGTGACGCCATCGTCCAACTCGATGTTCTTCAAGCCGGCCTGGGCCACGCCGCCAGTGCTCTCCCATCCGCCACCTTTGACGAAGAACGATTCGAGCATGCCCTTGCCACCGTTGATCGACTTCGCATAGATCGCGTGCGACACCTGGCCTACGGCACCAGATACCTTGGCGTCGAAGTTCGCCTGCAGCAGGGTGAAGGAAGTCACCGGTGCAATCGTGGTCCCGTCGAAGGTGAAGCGGATCGCGTTTGCGCCGGCCACTTTGGTGCCCAGGCCGCGCGCCTCCAGCTGGCTGATGAAGCTTTCGTTGAAAAACGGCGTGCCGTTCCAGATGCCCCGCATGTACACATGAATCAGGCAGTTACCCGAACCGTTTGCGAGGCAGTTCTCCATCACCAAGTTCTCGACCCAGTCGTACCGCGCGGCGTCCAGCTCGAAGAAAAACGAATCCGAAACCGACTCGTTGACGGTGATGTTTCGCAGCTTTGGCGCGCCCTTCGTGATCTTGAGGGCGCCGGCGCCGGCATAATGCGCGTCGAGCGTCAGCCCGTCGATGGTGAACGGGCCGTAGTCGCCCGGCGAACACGTGATCGGGTATGCGCTCGATTCGGTGAGGTGGAAGTCGAGGGCCGCGCCCTGCTCGAACAGCCATTCCGTGTTGCCGGTATCCAGCAGCAGCGGCTTCGTGACCCGGTAGGTGCCCGCCGGGAACTCCAGGCGCTTGCCTTTGCGCGCGGCGATCGCCTTCAGGATGGCATCCGAGTCGTCCTTGACGCCGTCACCCTTGGCGCCATAGTCCAGCACGCTGGGCCGCTCGCGAAGTTTCGATTCGACGCTGCGGATAATGGCGCCGGCGCCGGCGGCGATAAAGCCAATGAGCGATGCCCCAAGCAGGGTCCCGAGAGCGGAAAGGCGCGCCTTCGCGCCTTCGAACCAGGTGCCGTTCACCAGCTCGGCGCCATCGTCGGCTTCGAGGTCCGCGATCATCAGCGGCGCCTGGTAACTCGGGATCGTGTAGATCATCTTGCCGTTCGTGTCGGTCACCTTCACGGCATAGCTGCCATCCCAGTAGATGAGCGCTTCGCCCCGGGCGTCCAGAACGATGGGATTCGCGTTCTCGACGGTGCCGGCCGCATCCTGGTACGTTGCCTTCGGGGTGGTGGTCCCGGTCTCGAAGGTATAGACGAAACCACCGGCCAGCGGCACGCCGGCATCATTCGTGTATTGCTGTTTGCCAGTTGGCATTACGCTCAGCATGCAAGCTCCAAAAGAAAAGCCGCCCGTAGGCGGCCTATGTCGAAATATTGTTCTGTCAGTACCCGGTGGCTTCCCAGGTGAAGCGCTTCGCCGCGTGCGAGGTGCCGGCGCCCGAGCTATAGACGGCGACCCGGTCCTGCTGCAGGGGGCCGTGCGCAAACGTGATGCCGCTTGCCGCCTCGACGCCCGTCTCCTCGCACTTGAAGGTGACGCACCTCCGCACGAACGGCGGGTCGAAGACGATCGTCACGGCGCCGTCATCGCCGGTGGCGGCCTCTCCCCACTGGCGGGTCAGTCCACCAGGGAACTTTTGAAAGCCTGGTACATCCAGCCGCTGGTTCCTGCCCTGGAAGTCGGCAAGGCTGAGCAGGTCCGCCGCGACGCCGCCGACCCGCTCGAACACCTGCTGGAAGTAGTTGAACCAGGTGCGCGAGAACGTGCCGGTGCGTGGATCGATGGCCGGCTCGCGGGAGGAGGGCGGCGTCAGCTTCATGAGGCGGCCATCCTCACCTGGCCGGATCCGCCCAGGATCACCACCTTGACCGGGTCCGAGATCGTCAGCCGGAACACCCGGCTGCGGCTGCGGCCCAGGCGCCGCCAGACCGCGCGCGCGTTGTAGTTGCCGACGGCGCCGATCGAGCGCGCGTGCTGGTGGCTCCAGACCTTGGCCTTGTCCGACCATTCCAGCACCGCCTGCGGGTCGCTGCCCTGGCCGTACTGCAGGCCGACGCCGGCCTCGAACTCCACCTGCACCGAGTCGAAGTGCATGTGGTGCGATTCGGGGTTGGCGATGTAGCCCGTCACGCGGATGCGCGGCAGCGGCGCGCCGTTGTCCGTGTAGCAGTCCATGTCCAGGGCGTACAGGTTGCCGTTCTCCCAGTCGCCGACCACATGCTCGCCGCGGAACGCCATGTGGTGGCAGGACCGGTGCCGGTTCAAGGTGCCGCCGACCGGGTTGCGCCACAGGCGCTCGTGCCACTGGCCGGTGGCGGCGTCGTACACCCAGGTCGCGTTCGCGCTGGGGAAGGACAGCACGTAGAAGGTGTGGCCCTCGTGTTCGTAGGCGTAGGCGATCGCGTCGGCGACGGTCGGGTACTGCGCGATCGCGTAATCGATGGCCTCGGTCGAGATCCGCGCCGGCTGGTAGCCCTGCGCGCGGTAGACGGCCAGCGAGCCGGTGTCGTCGGCGCCGAGCCAGATCAGCGAGTTGTCCATGCGTGCCACCGACCACGGCGCCGAGCACCCGACCTGGATCGACGTCGACGTGCGCGTGAGCGGGAAGTCGGCGTCGCCCGAGTTCACCCATACCTCGATGTTGTTGCGCTTGAAGAACCAGATTTCGCGGTGGTCGACGATGTGCCGAACGATGGCGTCGGCCGTGCCCTCGACGCTGGCGAAGTCCAGGCCGTCGAAGGTCGTCGCGAACAGGCCGGAAATGTAGAACTGGGCGGTGCCCGGCTTGTTGAAGATGAAGTAGCCGTCAAGGTAGGCCACCCAGTCGGCGCCGTAGAAGGCTTCGTCGACGATCTGCGCCAGCGTGTTGTCGGCCAGGTTCACGGCGTAGCCGTTCGCGCCGTCGACGATCACGGCCACCTTGCCGTTGTCGGCGATCGAGACCGGGCCGGACGACGTGGCCAGCGTGCCGACCAGCGTCGCCTGCCAGGCCGCGTCGACGCGATAGACCGATGCGCCGCGCACGACGATCGGGTCGCCGGCCGCCGGCCGGTGCTCGCCGCGGATGCCGCCGGCGCCGGGCAGGGCCAGCAGCAGGCGCAGCCCGGGCGTGCCGTACATGGCGGTCACCGTGCGCGCGCCGCCGCTCTGGTCGACCACCGGGAACAGGTTGATGCTGCGCTGGGCGTCCATGCCGCGCGAGCGCAGGGCGTAGGCGCCGCCTACGAATGGAATTTTCATGTGGATTGGTCGAAAAAAAGCCCGCGCGTGCGGGCTGGTGGTGATGCTGGAACTTCTGCTACCTGGGCAACTGTTGAGGCGGCACAGCCGGCGTTGTCAGGCCGACGCCGAGCTCGCCGCCAAACACTCCGACGCCGTTCGACAGCAGCATGTTGCGGGTGTTGATCTGCTCGATCAGCGGCCCCAGGCTGTTCAGGGTCTGGGCACCCTGGGCGCCGCGGGAGAGCAGCAAGTTGCCCATCTGGTCGCGTACGGTCTGTGGCACGGCGACGCGGTTCCATGCGTTCCTGGCCGAGCCGATCGCGGTCAGCAGGTTGCCGGTCTTGGCAGCGCCAACCGCGGCGCCGGCATCCGTCAGCGCCGCCAGGTCGAGGTCGCCCATGCCGGCCTGGCGCGCCGCGGTCTGCGAGCCCATGCCGACGCTCTGCAGCCGCTTGAGCGTCGCCTCGCGCGCCACATCCGCCGCGAACTGGCGGTAGGCGCGGTCGGTACCGAAAATCGCCCGCAGCTTCTCCTGCGTGGCCGGCTCCTTCCACATGTTCATGATATTGGTCTGGCCGCCCTGGGTGCCCAGTTTGTTGCGCAGGCCTTCGAAGGCGCCAATTCGGAATGCCTCCTTCTCGATGTCCGACATGCCCTTCAGCGTGCTGGTGATGCTGGATTCATCGCGGTTGACGGCCAAGCGACCGGCGCGCGCGGCGTCGATCAGGCCGGACGGCGTCGCGAACGCCTCGCGCGCCTCCCGGTAGAGAGACTGGCCGGTCTGCGGGTTGGTGGTCGCCGAATCGAGCGCGTTCACCAATTCCGTCTTCAGCGCCATGTAGGCATTGCCCAGCGGCTTCAACGTGCCGTCGGGGTTGACCGCCTTGCTGCTGGCCAGCACCTGGTCGATACCTTGCTTCACGTGGTCGAGGTCGCCCATGTTCCAGCGCGTGGGTTGCGACGCGTCCAGGGTGAACGGCATCCGGCGCGCCGTCGCGATTTCCCGGCCCAGCTTCAGCACGCCCAGCGCGTCTGCGTGGTTCACGATATCGGCCAGCCCGGCGGTTGGCTGGATGTCCATCTGTCGCAGCTGGTTGTACAGCGGCGCCGAATCTTGCTGGCGGCGCGTGATCAGCCCGTCGACGGTGCTGTCCAGGCGCTGCCCGCGGGTGTTGAGCGCCTGCTCGGCAGCATTGCGCATCCGGTCGCCGACGCCGGCGGTGCGCTGCCGCTGCACGTTGAACACGGCTTCCTTCGTGCGCCCGGGCAGCGTGGCCAGCGTGTCCAGCAGCTGGTTCGTGTTGCGGCCGCCGGCGTCCGCCAGCACCGCTTCGTCGCCGAGCTTGGTGAAGCGAGCCGCGATCTGGGTCAGCGGGTTGATGTAGCCGCCGGTGGCGAGCGTGCCGCGTGCGTCGTTCGCCAGGGCCTGGGCGATCTTCTGCTTGGCGAAGTCCGCCGCCGCCGTACCGGACAGGCGCTGCGCGACGTTGCGCCCGACCGCGGCGACGCCGGCACCCACGGGCGTTGCAGCGGTGCCGAACACCGCGCTGGCGGTGGCGGCCCTGCTGGCGTCCGCCAGCACACCCTCGACCGTGTTGGCAGTGGAGTTGCCGGCGCCGCCGGCCGCGCCATAGGCGGCGCCCACCGTGGCAGCCCGGACCGTGCGCGCGCCGAGGCCGGCGACGGCCGGCACCGTGCTGGCCACGCGCGTCGCCGACGGCAGCATCGATGCCAGGGAACTGCTGCCGCTGGTCGCCAGCGCCAGGGGAATGGTGCCCAGGCCTTGGGCCACCGCAGTCGTGATCGGGCTGCGCTCGCGCTGCGCATCCTCCATGCCGCGCAGTACGTCGCGGTTGGCGACATAGTTCTCCTGCAGGTCCGAGGAGGGGTTACGCGCCTTGTCCCAGAGCGCGCCGAGAGCGCCGCCCAACTCGTCGGCATAGCCCAGCAGGAGGCCGTTCGTGCCAGCCGCCAGCCCCTGTTTCCAAGGTGCAGCGGCGCGTCCGCGCTGGTAATCCCTGCTGCCAGCAGGTGCTGCAGCGCCAGGCTTAGCCGTGGCCAGGTCGAAGCCTGTTGCAGGTGCAGGCGTTGCTGTTGCAGCTGCAGGCTTCGCTGTTGCGAGATCGAACGGCATCACTGCACCTCTTCGTATTGTTTACCGTCCGGACTGACGTAGGCGCGGTTGCCCTTGGCGTCGACGTGCAGCGTCCAGCCCTTGCTGTTGGTTGCCGGCGGCGCCTGCGGTGCCGGCGCCTGGGGTGCCGGTGCCGGTCGGGCTGGTGCGGCACTCGTCGGCGACGCCGAAAATGCCGCGTGGCCGGCGTTCGTCAGCAGGCCCTGAACCGCCAGCCTGCGGTTCGCCGCCTTCTGCGCAATCAAGGCCGGGCCGTCGTTGACTTGCGGGAAGTACTGCTTCCTGGCGTTGTCGAACTCGCCGGCGCCGATCGCTGCGCCGGATTCCTGGCGAAGCACCGCGTTGATGAAGTCGCGTTGCGCCTGTTCGGCACGCTGGCTGGCGTCGCTCAGATTGCCATTGGCGGCGGCGCCGAGCGCGCCGCCGACGACCCACACATCGGACAGCGCGTTCTTCGTATTGATGCCGGCCGGGCTGTATTTGCCTTGCAGCTCGGTCAGGATCTTGTCCGCCTGTTGGGCGCGCGCGCCGAATGCCGCGGACTTGCCCTGGAACTCGGTCGGCGGTTTGTTACTTGGATCGGCGGGGCCGCCCGGGATTGCCACCAGCGTGCCGTCCGGGCCCTGGCGGTAGCCGCTCGGTACTTTGCCGGCTGCAGCCTCGCGCGTCTCGCGCGCCTGCGAGACCTTGAGATTGCCTTGTGCAACACCCAGCTGGCCTTGCGATACAGCGAGCTGTCCAGCCGAGTTGTTCTCGACGGCGCGGTTGTGGCGCGTCTGCTCATCGGCCTTTTTAAGTTCCAGGTCAAAGCCCTTTTGTTTCCAGCCTTGCTCAAACTGCTCCAGCGTCGTCAGGCCTTCGGTGCGTTTCGCGGCAACGAAGGCCGGATCGTACTGCGACGGCATGTTCGAAACGTCCAAGCCGGCTTGCTGGGCGCTTACGCGGGCCGCGTCATAGCTGGCTTGGTCTTTGACCGAGCCCAGGATTCGGGCGCCGAGCGCCAGTTTCTGGCCCATGGCCTCCCACTGTGCTTTCTCGCCATCGCGCTTTTCCTTGGCCACCTTGGCGGACGACTCGGCCAGGCTGCGCGCCTCCGGCAGGAAGCCGCCGCGGGTGAGGGCTCCGACCTGCTCGTCGGCAGGCGCGTCCGGCTTGATATTGGCCAGCAGCGAATTCAGGCGGTTCGTCCGATCGGCACCGCGCTGGTACTCATCGAGCTTAGCCTGACCGAGCTGGTTCTGCTGCTGGGTGGCCTGCACCTGCAGCAGCTGCGACAGGGCATTCACCGGCGACTCGAACTGCGGCGCTTTCACGCCCATGGCGATGGATGGATCGATTGGCATGTATGGCCTCAGAACAGGGTGTTGTTGACGGCACCAGAAGAGCGGTTCAGCAAGCCGAGCAGCTGGTTCTGCTGGTAGCCGTTGTAGGCTTGCGTCAGCCCGCCGGTGATGGCGTTGGCGGTGCCGACGTAGCCGGACGCGCGCGCGTTGCCGGCATTCGTCAGGTTGTTGCCGACGGTCGCGCCGTAGCCGCTGAGCGTGTTGCTCCCGGCATTGGCGACGCCGGTCGCCGCCGATCCCAGCGCGCCGGAGGCGGTCTGCGCCGAGCCGGCCAGCGACAGCAGCGGATTCAGCTTGTTTGCGCGATTGGTGTTGAAGCGGTCGTACGCCGCCTGGTACTCCTGCGAGGCCTGGCCCTGGGCGTAGTTGTTCGCCGCCTTGATGGCCGCGCCCGAGAGCAGGCCGCCGCGTGCGGCCGCCGAGCGCTCGATCGCCTGCTGGCCCTGGTCGAGCCGGAACTGGTAGCCCGGGTCGGCCGTGAAGTCCGACGCACTGAAATCCTTCATCAGCGAACCGTTGTCGGCGCCGCCGGTGGACAGGCCCAGCAGCTGCAGCAGGCGGTTGCGCGCGGTGTTGCCCGCGTCGATCGTCGGCTGCTGCAGCTCGACGTTCTTGTTGAACATCTCGCGCGCCAAGGCGAGTTCCTCGTCCTTGGTCTGCAGGGCGACGGCGTTGGCGGAGTTGGTCGCATCCTGCTGGGCCTTGGCTGCCTTGTTGGATGTGTAAATGCCGACGCCGGCACCGACGCCGGCGCCGATCAGCCCGACGGCGGCGGCAGAAAGTCCGAATGACATGTCATTCCTCCAGGTGTGCGGCAGCGCGCTGCGCCGCCAGTTGCTTGTTCTTCGGCCGGCCGAGCAAGTCTTCCGCTTTCGACTCGGTCACCAGCTCCACCAGCTTGTCCGGATCCGTCTCGTCGACGGCGAACACGTTCACCCACACAGAGTCTTCCAGTGCCGTGACCGCGTTCTTCATGCCCGGCTTGCAGGTGAAGACGTCGCCGGCGGCGGCGTCGCGCGTGCCGTCCTCGGTCACGATGCGCAGCCGGCCCTTGGCGATGACGATGAGGTGCTCGAGCTTGTGCACCGCTCCGGTGACGACCGTGCCGGCCGGAATTTCCATGCGGCGGGCGATCTGGCCGGGCGCGGTGAAGTGAAACACCGGGCAATCCACTTGCGGCAGGCCGGCCATGGATCCTTCCAGGCGCTCGACCCTGCGGCGCATGGTCCGCGCCGGCGCCAGCGCGCCGCTGTAGGTCACGGTGATCATCATTCCCTCACTTCGAAGCAGATCGGCGCCGACTCGATCGAGTATTCCAGCGCGGCCGCGCGCTTGGACTGCCAGCGCGTCGCGATGGACTGGGCCAGGGCGGCGTCGGCGCCGAACTTCAGCACGAGCTCGTTGGCCACCCCGTAGCCCAGGGCATTGAGCATGTACTGCGGCACATCCGGCTGGGCGAACCTGTCGGCGTCGGCCACGATGCGCTGGTATTGCAGCGTGACGGCTGGCTCGCTTTCTGGCACTGGCCACAGGCACAGCGTCTTGCCGGGGCCGACGTAGAAATGCGTCGGCGTGCCGACAGCGCTGCCGCGGTCGGTCATCTGCAGCCAGTCGGCGTGCGGGATCTGGGACAGTGGGACCTTGCGACCATCGACCAGGTGCCAGGCGACCGGCGAACCGAAGTAGTCGGTCGGCAGCGGGATCGACTGGCCGCCGGTCCAGGCCAGCGCGACTTCGCCCGACAGCTTCGGCCAGGTGTAGCCCGCCAGTGGCAATTCCTTCAGCACGGCGTCGAGCGCGCGCAGGGCAACCTGCATGTCTTCGGCGCCGATCGTCTCGCCGGCGGCGATCGCGCCCAGGTGCTCGAGCGCGTCGGTGCAGATGTCGGCCGCGGCGAGGGTCCAGGCGGTCGACATTTACAGCGCCTCGGACGTGAACGAGTAGCGCGGGATCTGCACCGGGTGCATCTTGTCGTCTTCACCCTTGACGTGGGTGTCGATGACCGAGGATTTCAGGACGTCCAGGATGTGCTCGTCGATCTCGACCGGCACGTTGCGCTTGATCTGCACCAGGCGGAAGTTGTGACCGATGATGACGTCGCCCTTGTCGCCGCCTTCCGGCTCGCTGTGGATGGTGACCTTGAACTTCTTCGGTGCTGCGTTTTCTTTGGCTGCTGCCATGATTTCTCCAATGGAAACGATGAAGGCCCGGCTGCTGGCCGGGCCTTCCTTATTGCGGGTAGCGCTTGCGCGCCCGGGCTATTACGCGCTGGCCAGCGTTTCCAGGCGCAGCATCCAGGCTTCGTTCAGGATCTTGGTGGTGGTCATCGCCTTCCAGCCGACCGACGAGCGCTGATTCAGCGGGTCAGCCGAACCGCCCGAACCCAATTCCTTGACGATGGTCTGCATCGCGGCGCCGGCCAGCGGGCAGACGCCGTAGGCGTTGTCGGCCAGGATCAGGGTCGCGTACACGTCGTTCTTGCCGCTGCCCGAGGTCTTGAAGCCGGCCGTGGTCGCGGCGGTGGCGTCCGGGAAGATCTTGCAGTTGGTCGACGACACGAAGCGGATGTTCTTGTAGGAACCGATCTCGTCTTCCATCACCGATTCCTTCGAGCCGTAGTCCGACACGGCGCGGTAGCCCGGGATCTGCTCGAGGTCGAATTCGACGTCCGGGTGCACCAGGGCGATGAAGGCCTTGCGCACTGCGCCAGAACCGACCTTGTCGGAGCCTTCGATCTCCGGCTTGATGAACTTCGCGTTCTGGTTCTTGAGGAAGCGGATGACCTTGTCCAGGTCGGCGGCGGTGATCTTGTTGACGACCGCCGCGCGCGAGGCAGCGCCGCCGGCGTAGGCGACGTTGGTGCCGGCCACGAGCACGTCGCGGCGCACCTGGTCGATGGTCAGGCCGGACTGGTCGCCCAGCACTTCGGTCGCCTCGGTGACGACCGGGTCCTGGTTGACCATGTCGACCACGTCGGACAGCACGATGTAGTCGCCGTACTGGGCCAGCGTGGCGGTGATGTCGGTGACGGACAGCTGCGAGCCGGCCGGGGTGACGCCTTCGGTCAGCGGGGTGAGCGCGGCCGCCAGCGCCGAGTAGCGGCGGAACTTGATCTGGTTGCCGTTTTTCTTGGCGATCGGGCGCTTCTGGCCGTAGCGGCCGTGCACGTCGGCGGGGACCGCGCGGGTCAGCAGGTTGCGGTCATAGAACGCCTGGGTGCCCGGCGCGACTTGCGAGGTGGTGGTAGTTGCCATGTAAAACTCCTATTTAATAGCCTTTGACGCGGCGCACTTCCTTGGCGAAGTCGGCGTCGCTCATGCTCTGGATGCGCTTCACCTCCGCCAGCTGGGCATCCTCGGGGGCGCGCGCCACCGACGACGCGCCCGGGCTGGGGACGCTCATCGCGGATTTTTCCTGCTGCCGGGCCGCTTCAGCTGCGAAGCGCTTCCCGACCTGGCGTTCGTGGAACGCCAGTTTTTCCTGCGTGATCACACGAACCACTTCCAGCGGATCGCCCGCGCCGTCGCCCAGGCCTTCCCAGGCTTTGGCGATCGACTGCTGCAGCTCTTCCGGCATGTCGGTCGAGAACGCGTCCGGGTGGACTTTCTCGATAGTCGACTGGAAGGCTGCGGCGCGCTCGGCCGCCTGGTGTTGCGGGGTCGGGTCGCTGGCGACGTAACGGATGGCGTCAGCCAGGTCCGGATTCGCATCCAGGATGGCCGGCTTGGCGGCGTCGCGTTCGCGCTGTTCCTGCGCGCGGCGCAGCGCCGCGGCTTCCTGGGCGGCGCGGGTGAACGCCACCTGGTTGTCGCGGGCCATCTTCTCCGCACGGTCCGCGCGGGCCAGCGCTTCGGCGAGCGGATCGGCAGGCTTCGCCGGCTCGCCGCCGGGTGCTGCGTCGGCGGGCGGATCGACCGGCTTGTCGGCTTCGGCGGCCGGCGCCGGGTCAGCAGCAGGTGCCGCTGCGGGCGCCGTTGCCGGTGCCGCAGGTTCTGGCGCCAGCGCGAAGCGGCCATCAGCATCGCGTGCGGTAGTGCCCTGGCCGGGCGCCGCATCGAGTTTCGCTGCCGCTTCGTCGTACTGGCGTTGCCATTCTTCTGGATCGAGGTTGTGTGACATTTGTGCTCCGTATGGGGCGCGTGCGCGCTAATCCACGTTTTAAAGTGCCGAGCCCTCGTCGGGTAATTCGGCGGCGAGAATGCCGTCGCGCTCGGCTTCGAGCGCTTCCGGCAAATTCATGAGGTCGCGCAGCGCCTTGATGCGGCCGCGCGTTTCCTCGTTGTTCTGGATGACCAGGCGCTCGATCTCGCGCTCGGTCTGGGCTTGCAGCTCCGCCAAAAAAGAAGGCCACCCGGGTCGGATGGCCAGCAGCGTCGCTTCGATCTGTTCGGTCCGTGTCATGGTTTGCCCGGTGCCGGCGCGGCGAACACGCGTGCCTCAGCGTGCTGCTCGGCCATGATGTTGTTGATGGCCTTGTACTCGGCCGCGTTGCTCACGCCGCGCAGCAGCGCCGCAGCGGTTTCCCTCTCGATCACATCGATGCGCGCCAGGATGGCGGCCCGGGTGACCAGCGGGGACAGGATTGCAGTGTCGAGCCGGTCCATCGGATTGCTTTCTGCCGCTACAGCGGCTGTTCGGTCATGGGCGGCTGCGCCAGGTCGGCGCCCGGCAGGCCTGGTTCCACCATTGGCTCCATGTGCTCAGTCTCCACCTGGTCGGGCGGCAGCTGGTCCAGCGGCATGGTCATGTGCTGCTCGGGCATGGCCTGTTCGGCCGGCGCTTCCGAGGCCGCCGGCTCGAGCGGCGCCGGCTGGGTCAAGATGCTCATCAAGGTCTGCTGCACCAGCTCGACGATCTGCTCGGGCGACATGGCCGGCGCGATCACCTGCATGCGCTTCGTCTCGGCGTCGTACGCCTTCACCTGCAGCTCGCCATCCTTGTTGCCAGCGGCGGCCTCGAGTTTCTTCACCTCGTCGTGCGCGTTGTTCAGCGCGTCCCCCATGGCCTTGATCTGCTCCTGCAGCGCCTGCATCTTCTGCTGGACCTGCGGTGGCAGGTTCTGCCCATCCTCGTCCTTCAGGATCGGGCTTTCGCGGCCGATTTCCATCACGTCCCAGGTCTGCTCGAGCAGCTCGCGCGCATCGACCAGCGGTGCCGTTGCCGGATTGGACAGGGCAAAGTCGGCGAACGCGCGGATTTTGTTGGTCAGGATCTCCTTCTGCATGAAGCTGGCGGTGCCGGTGGCATGCCATTCCATGAACGAGGTCTTGCCGAACTGCTTGATCTGGGCCCATTTCTCGGCGATCGCGTTGCCGTGGATTTTCCGGACCGTCTCGACGTCGAGGTATTTCAGGTTCCAGGCAATGGTGCGCTCGACGATTTCCTCGATCCACATGTCGTCGACGTTCTGGATCACTTCCTTGATCGGCAGCGACGATGCCGACATGATCATGCTGATGCCGGTGGCCGTCTTGTTCAGGTGGCTGCTATCGTCGCCCTGGGTGTATTTCGTGATGCCGGTGTCGTCGTCGCTGAACTGCTCGCTCATCCCGATCATGTCGCGCCAGCCGTCGGTGATGTCCGGCTCGACGTGGTGGATGATGGCGGTCTTGCGCTCGTCCGGAGACAGGTTCGGCTTGAACTGGTACACCTTGCCCGGGTATTTCCGGAAATCCTCGGTGGCGGCGAACTTCGAACGGTCCACGCTGGCGGTGCCCAGCAGGGCCATGCCCTTGCCCTCCATCACCAGGCGGAACGCGGCGTTCACCACCTTCTGGTGCGGCGCATTGTTCTCGGCCACGCCCACGCCCCACATTTCGTGCTCGACCGCTTCATAGACGGCGCGCATGCCGGCGCTCTTGCCCCGGTAGGGCGACTCGTCGACCTTGACCACTACGCCGCCGGCCATGATCACGACCGCGTCGACCATCTCGCCCGAGCCGGCCGGCGCCGCCGGCGCAGCGTCTTCCGCCGGCGCAGCGCCGGGCATCAGCGATTTAGGGACCTTGCCGAAGAAGCGCGCCACCTTGATCCGGCTGTTCTTGTGCCAGTAGTCGACGTTGGCGCGCATCTGGCCCGCGTGTTCGCTGCCGCCGGTCGCCACGTTGTCGCCGGGCGCCTGCAGGGCCAGGTTGATGTTGGTGTAGCGCCTGTCGTTCTTCCAGGCCGCAACCGTATGCGGCGACTCCATCGTCGCCCAGAACACGCCCAGTCCCGAGCCGAGGTCGCGCGCTTCCGGATCCGGGAACACGTCGAGCGTGTTGGCCAGGTCGAAGTAGGGTACGTCGAACTCGTATTTGTCTTCCACCAGCTGGGTGACGCCCAGGCTGTTGTCGGCGCGCGTCTCGACCAGGGTCTCGGTGCGCACGAACGGCCCGAACATGAAGCCGGTGCCGTAGGTGGCCAGTGTGTTGACGCCGGTTTTGAGCAGCGCCTTCAGGCCCATGCGCTCGAACTGCTCGGTAAGGATGTCCTCGACGGCGTCGGCGAACGGTGCCAGCTCCTCGTTCGTCGGGCTGGTGTCGAACGGCAGCTTGCCCGAGCCGAACAGCGCATCGTTGATCTTTGCCCGGGCGGCGCGCACCTTGTTGCGGGTCGACCCGATGAACAGGCCGGCCGCCTTCTTCGCGCGCGCGGCGCCGGTACCCTTGGTGTCGTCCTCGCGCGGGATGCGCATGACGTCCTGGTAGCAGTCCAGCATCTTGAGCTCTTGCGGCTTGCGCGCCTGCTCCCAGCCGGTCAGGCGGGTGTGCAGCAGGTCGGCCAGGGCCATGTGGTCTTGGAGTGGGGCAGTCATCAGAAATAAAGTCCGTCTTCGTCAGGCATTGCCTGGGCCAGCTCGGCCATGTTCTCGGTGTCGCGCTTCGCGATCGCGTAGCGCCGCATCATGTAGGCGTAGCGGGTCGCACTCATCAAGTCGTCGCGGATCTTGACGATCTTGCCTTTCTCGTCGCGGTGGTACTGCAAGAATTCCTCGAACCAGTCGCGCAGGCCTTCGAAGACCTTGAACTTCCCGGCAAGCATCAGGTCGCGAATCTCCATCAGCCCGACCTCGACGCCGTTGCCGCCGTCCGGCCAGGTGGCGTGTTCGGCCAGCATGGTGAAGCCGGCGTCGCTGTAGTACGTCTTCAGCTCGATCGCGCTTCCCTTTTCGGTCTGCAGCCCGTCGTGCGGCCAGGCGGTGGGCACGCCCTGGGCCCAGACCTTGACTGCGCCCCAGGCCTCGATCGGCTTGGCCAGGCTCTTCTTCCAGGCCCGGGTGACGTAGATCACGTCGTTGTCGCGGTCCCACGCCAGCTGCACGTGCGCCTGCGGGTGGTCCCAGCCGAAGTCCATGCCGTCGATGAGCGCCCAGTGCCGCGGGATATCGAAGGCCTTGCAGGTGACAGCGTCTTCCGCCAGGTCGTAGATTCGTCCGTGGCCCAGCATTGGAACCCCTTTCGTTCGCATGTCCCGCTGGTAGGCGGGGTAACTGGCCAGCAGGCTTTCCTTCGCCTGCTGGCTGAGGTGGGGCGCATCGTCCCAGCCCTTCTGCATGTATTTCTGCGCCGGCGCCGGCGAATCCATGAACTGGATGACCAGGTCGGTGCGGCCATTCTCCGGCGTGAAGGTCAGGATGCCGCGGCCGCCGCGCCCCTTGTCGCCGGTCGCGGTTCGGGTCAGCACCTGCGGGAAGATCTTGTCGTCGCGCGGCTCCTCGTCGATGTGGAACCAGTCCACGCTGTCGCCCATCAGGGCGTGCTGGCCCTGCGAGTAGGACCAGAACTGGATCGCCGCGTCGCCGCCCTGGATGTCGCCGCCGCCGACCTGGCGGATGTAGACCGTGCGCAGGGCGTTCGGCGTGCCGGCCATCGACTCGTAGTCCTTGATGTGCTCGGGCGGCACCAGGCCGCCGGCGAACTTCGTGCCATCCTTCTTGCCGACGATCGGCTCCTGCAGCAGGTCGCGCGTCTTCTCGCCCGAGTAGCCCAGGCACCAGATCAGCGGCGGGTGCTCGAAGATGTGGCCCTGCCAGCCGGCCGGGTAGTCACCGAGCGCGTGCACCGCATCGAGGTAGGTGCCGGTGTAGGTCTTGCCGATCCGGTTCGCGGCGATCAGGCACACCTGGGTGTAGATCGCCGTGTTGGCGTTGAATTCCTGCTGCCACGGGTACAGGTTGGCGTGCAGCGTGCGGTAGCGGTAGACGAAGGCGCGCCGCTTTTTTTCCTCGAGCAGGAGGAGCAGCCGCTCCTTCTCAGCTCGAGTGGTTGCTGTCATGGGTTCACGGTGAATGCTATTGGGTCGGAAATCAGGCGTTTCGTGCTGTCGGTGTAGATCACGCGCGCGACGTAGTCGCCGGGCTGGTTCAGGTCGCCATCCTTGAAGGTGTACGTGCAGTACTTCTTCGCGGCAAATGTGCCCATGTCCTGGGTGACCAGATCGACCAGGCCGACGACGGCCGGGCCGGCGAGCTTGCTGCCGTCCGGGCGCGCGATGTCCATCTGTACCGATGTCGCCGCCGACAGGTCGTAATTGACGTTCACGTCGTAGGCGATGCCGTATTCGCCGACGTTGGGGTTCTTCATAGCAGGTCCGCTGTTTGTTGGATTCGGTCGGGCCCGAGATCGGCGACGCCGCGCACGGCGCTCAGCCGCATGATCGTGGCGTCGTACATGTGCGGCGTCACGTTGTTGGCCTGGGTGATCGTCGGCGCATAGCCGCGCAGCTGCAGGGTCGACGGCACTGCGGCGCCGGCCGGGATGGTCTGGCTTGCCCCGCGCGTCACCGTTGGTGCATGCCCGGTGATGGTGAGGGCCGCCGGCGCCAGGTCTGTGTTGCGCGCCGCGGTCTGGCTCACGGCCGGCGCGTAGCCGGTCAAGGTCAGGCTCGCGGGCGCGGGCGGAATGGTCTTGGTCAGGCCCTGGGTGATGCTGGGCGCGTATCCGGCAATGGTCAGGCCTGCGGCACCAGGTGCGGTGTCGGTCGTGACGCCGCGCGCCACGCTCGGGGCGAACCCGGTGATCGTGAGTGGACCGGCGCTGGGGGCAATGGCTGTGTTTGCCGCCGCCGGAACCTCTTCCTCTTCGTGCGGCGCCAGGAACAGCTGCCAGGGGTTCGCCGAGAACTGCTTGATCTCGTCGGCGGTCGGCTCGGTCGGTGTGAGCACGCGGCCGGCCATGAGCGTATCGCTTGACGATGTCCAGAACTGGGCCTCGACAAACGCACCGCAAATCATCGTCTCGGCCGGGTAGCTGACTGGTGGCTGCGCCACGAATCGCACCATGCGTCCGTTGCGCCAGAACTCCATGCCCGTCTGCCGGCGTACCACCACCAGCAGCGTGAGTTGACCAGGCGTCAGCGCCTCACCAGCACTTGTCACCGTCGGCCAGTTGTAGACCGCACCCCAGAATGAATAGTCCGAATCCGATCTGTCGCCCACCGTGCCGGCGATACCGATCTGGTTCGCGTTCGACCCGGTCAGGAAACCCGGCGAGGTGTTGCTTCCGGATGCAAACGCGTCCGCAGCAGGGTAGCCGTACCAGAATTCGACGAAGCTGGCGGTACCAATCGCCGGCAGTGTCTCGGTCTGGATGTAGAAGTTCTTGCGGAACGACCATGCTCGACCGGCCGGGAAGCCCTGCTTGAGAAAGCCGACGCCGGAAGTCGCAAGCGGCTTGGCCGTGGCCAGGTTGAGGTTCTCGGACGCCAGCAGGATGGCCTGCGCGCCGGCCGCGAGCTTGTGCCGGCGATTGAGGCGGGGAGCACCTTGCGGCTGGTAGCGCATGCCTCGCATATCAGGCCTTTGCGAAGAGCAGGTGGCGGAACGTTACGCTGTTGGTGGTGTTGCCATAGTTGAGCGCCCGGACGAACGATGCCGTTGCTGGCAGGTCGATCAGGCCGGTGTTTTCGCTGTTAGCCACGGTGTCGCCGCCACCGGTCCACAAGTCGGTGGCGTTCGTGCCGTTCGCATCGTCGGCCACCTGCAGCGTGAATTGGCCCTGCACGCCAGGCGCGTTCACGCTGTTCTTGACGCTCCAGGCCAGCTGGCCGCCGTTGAGACCGCGTACATCGATCCAAGTGCCGGCGCCGTTCGCTGCCGGTACTGCCTTGGTGCCGCCGGGCGCGATGGCCAGCGCGGCGAAGATGGTGACGGTGGAGCGGGTTGGTGCGGTCATTTCTCAGTCCCATCAGGGTTGTACATCGCCGCCTCGACGTCGGTGCGGGTGACCATCTGCGGCAGCATGGCCAGATTCTTCAGCTGCGCAGCGTGGGATGCGGTCAGCACCGGCACCAGGCCTGTGGTCAGGGTGTCGAACACCGCCTGGATCGTCGGGTCGCCGACGTTCAGGCCTTTGTCCTGCACCAGGGTGAGCATCACGTACTTGACGGTGCTGTTCGTGCTGGTGGCGCCGTTCAGCCGGCTGATGATGTCCGCGCCATCCGCGCATTCCGACAGGATGTTCTGCGCGTTGACGTAGCGGGTCGACAGCACCTTCGGCGGCGCAGCGTTCAGGCCGGCGGCGAGGGCGTCCAGGTTGCGGTTGAGCCGGGCCGGGATCAGGGCCGTCAGCCCGAGGATGCGATCGCGGATGCTAGGCATGATCAGCTCGCGGTCAGCAGCCCCGAAGCGTTCGGGGTCACGGTCAGCGTGTTCGGCGCGGTGGTGGCCGGCACGTCGGCCGGCGCGGAATCGCCCAGGAAGTGGCCGACAATCGGGTTCACCTTGCCGTTCAGCGTACCGGCGTAGTAGATGACGCCACGGCGCCAGGCCGCGATGCCGCTGCCGGTGGCCGTCCACTGGGCTGCGCCGCTGGTGAACTTCACGGTGCCGCCCGTCTGGGTCAGCGACACGCCGGTGAGGGCGACGCCGCCGGCCGTGTAGCCGCCACCGGCGGTGATCTCGTTGCCCGAGGCATCCGCCCAGACCTCGTTGCCGGTGTCGCCGTTGTCCGGCGCCCAGCCGGATCCGACCAGGGCCACTTTGAACTTCGACGCATCGGCGCCGAGCAGGTTGGTAGCGTTGAACAGGTTGAGGCGTGCCCTGTTCGGCACGACGATTGCGCCAGGAGCGGCCATGGTTCACCTTCGAATAAAAAGGCCCGCACGCGGCGGGCAAGTCCCTGGGTTTCGGCCAGGGATGGAGACACTGGAATTGGTGGCCGTGCTGTTCCGGCCTGTCAGAAGCGTCGCGACCGCAGGTGATGACCAGTCGACACAAAGCGGGTTATGCCGCTGCGCTTCGGTATTGCTCGTTACGGATGCGCAGCTGCTGCTGCCTTCGCGATCGCGGCATCCAGTTCTTCATCGGTCATTTGCGCGACCTGGTGCTGGATCGGGCCGCCATTCTTGCCGGTCAGCTCTTGCGTCATCTTCTCGCCGTAGCGCGATGGTTCCCACTTGGCGAGCAGCTTCAGGCGCGTCTCGATGCGCAGCTTCGAGCGGCTGATCCACTCAGTGTTCGGGCGGTCGCCGTGTTCGGTGGAAAGCGTGTCGTGGGTCGTCTCGTCGGCGATGTCCAGGCATTCCTGGGCGATGGCGTCATGGCCGGCCTCGCGCGCATGGGCGATGCGTGCGGCAAAGTCCGGGTCCGCTGCCTTCCAATCGTAGACAGTGCGCCAGGCCGGCATCTTGGGATCGCGGCAGATCTGGCGCAGCGGCTCACCGTCGGCGATGCGCGCGCAGATCTGGTCGGCGACCTTCTTCGTGTATTTGCTGGGCCGCCCGAGCGGCTTCGCCACGGCCTTCTTCGCTGCGGGCTTGCGCGGCGGCTTGGCTGGTTTCTTTTCGCTCATGGTGGTTGGAATGCAAAAGCCCCGCATCATTGCTGAGTGCGGGGCTCTGGTCCGGAGTCGCCGCGGGCTGCCATCAGGCACCCGCGCACGTCAATTTCTGGACGGAATTAAGTTGTAGATGGGAATTTACCGCTGAGATTTCCTACTGTCAAGTGACATATGGAAATTTTACCGCGCGCCAAAATTCGGTTTAGGCTTGCGGTAGAAGGCAATATGGACCAGCATCGCGCCCATAACCTGCTGTCGCACAAGGTGAAAGTCGATACGCTCACCAGTGCTAATTCCAAAATCCCCGGTCCGGATATCCGCTACATACGCGAGCAGATACGGCATCAAAACATGCAGCTCATTACCATTCGCAACAACTCGCACATCTTGCTCCCAGTTCTTTCGCTCAACTTCATCCTTAATATTTTGCGAAAAATTTGGATTGCCGGTCCACGGTTTAATTTCAAAGCGCGCCTTTAAACCCGGTTCTAAGGGAAGATCGACAGTTGCACTCCCCTCGTGCTGGATTGTGAACCACGTTCCAAAAGCCAAATCCTTACCATTAACCTGCACCATTTTGCTCTCCAGTTCTCGTTATACGCGATCCCTATCGCGTTATTTCCATGCTAACACGGCAGATGGCGCTGAACTCAGGCGTTGACTTTAGCGATCTCGGCGGCGGCACGCGTAATCGCTCGGCGAGTGGCGGCATAAGGATCGCCGTTGTACGGCTCTACGATTGCACCCATACCAGCTGGGAGCACTTCGACGCGCCGGCCGCCAACCACGCGATGCAGCACGTCCAGCTCCAGGCGAATCGATAGAGCCAGGGCATCATCACCATGCACTAGCGGGTTCCAGTGGAAAGCGGTTGTGTCGTTGGCGAAGTGTAAGTTCACCCATTCTTCACCGTCGATGTCTTCGACATCCATGGCGCCAAATGCGCGCGCAGCCAGCTCGAGCAACTCGCGGTCGGCAGCTGGGATCGCCCTGCGCGGGCGCGCCGGGAGGTCGTCGACGGTATCGTCATCGTCCAGGTTCATTTCTTCTCCATGGTGTTTTCGACCACGGATTCTATCGCGACTTGGGCGCTCACCAGCAGGCTGTCGAAAAGATCCCGCTTGACGGGGAACTGGAGCACGCGGCAAATCGCCTGCCAAGCGCGGCCGTCGACGTAGTGCATGCGCAAGATGGCCTTTTGCGTGCCGCGCAGCGGATCCAGTGCGCGCTCGATTCGGTAGGCGTCGTCGTCGTCCAGCTGGCGGCGCTCGTTGCTTTGATCCTGGTGCAGGCCGGCCTCGCGCCGCAGCCGATCGCAGAACGCCGCGGTCGCGGTGCGGTTGATGCGGCGGTAGTCGGCGTTGGCCCAGCGGCCCCAGTTCTTGAGGCGCTGGTCGATCTCGCCCATGTCCGGATGCGCGGTATCGTCGCGCCGCCGCGGCTGCGGCTTCACGTAGGGGACCTCGGCGAAATCGTCGTGACGCCGTGCCGGCGCGCCTGCCGGGCGCCAGTTCAGGCTGATCGTGGTGCGGCGGTCGGTCAAGGCAGGACCCTCGCGTAGAGGGCCGCGCCCAGCAGCAGAAGCACGAAGACCATGCCGAGAAGCCACCCGAGGGATAGGGCACCCAAAGTGCCCAGGTGCCAGCGCTCGACTGCGGCGCGGCCGCCATGGATGCCGGCCAGCGTGACTAGCGTGCCGAAAATAATGCCGAGGATGATGTTCATGCCGTTTCTCCCTTAGTTATGTTGCTCAGCCTGCCCGGCGCCTGGCTGGGTATATTCCCGATGATCATTAATCATTTGCATCGCCTTTACCTAAAGGCTGTGTTCCGTAGTGCGCGCCACTTTCGCGCCACCGAATCCCGCTTTTTCGCCAATCACGTCCGCCGCGCGCACCGCCAGGTCGAGGTTCTTCTCGAGGTAGCCGACTGTCGTGGCGAAATTTTTGTGACGCATCACCTTCTGGATGGTCTGGATCGGCACGCCCGACTCGGACAGCAGCGTGGCGAACGTGCCGCGCAGGCGGTGCGGCGTGATGCCCTTGATCGAGCACGCCCGGTTGGCCTGCCACAAGGCCCGGCGCGCGAACCCGGGCGCGAAGGGCTCGCCGCTCGGCTTGGCCACGATCAGGCCCTCGGGGCGGCGCGAAGGCGCCAGGTGCTCGCGCAGCCAGGCCGGCATCGGTACCGGCTCGGCCTCCCGGCCCTTGGTGATGCCGGGCGTGTAGGTCTGCCGCTCCCAGTCGATCCATTCCCAGCGCGCGGTGAGCGATTCACCCTCGCGCAGGCCCAGGCCGAACATCAGGCGCACCGCGGTGGCGATCGCCGGCGCGCGCCTGGTGGTCTCGTCGACGGCATCGAACCAGGCCCGGGCCACGTCCAGCGGCAGCACCGCGCGCGGCCGCTTCTGCACCTTGAGCATCGATACCTTCCAGGGCGCCGCCGGCAGGATCTTGCGCTTCACCGCCCAGAGGGTCAGCAGCTTCAGGATCCGCAGCCAGTGGTTTGCGCTGGCCGGCTTGTGCGTCTCCAGGTGCTTGATGCGCGCCAGCTCGACCTGCTCGGTGGTGATGTCGCCGATCGGCACGTTGCCCAGGTCGTACATGTGCAGCCGGCGGAAGGTCTCGACGCTGCGGATGTGCGCGCTGCTGGCCACCGGCCTGTGGACAACTACCCACGCTGCGGCCAGCTGGTCGAGCATCGGTACCGGCTGGCCGCCGTTGGCGCGCACCACCGCGGCGTCGAACTCGCGCTTGGCGATCTCGCCGGCAGCCGTCTTGCTGGTCGACCGGGTGCTGCGCTGCACGCGCACCTTGCCCACCTGGAAGCGGTAGTGCCAGATCCGGCCCTTCTTGAAGATGGTCGCGCTCATCCGTCGAACCTCGACGAGTTGCGGCCCTTGCCCGGCGCCGCGGCCGGGGCGCGTCCGCTCCAGTCCGAAAACGAGCACGTCGGGCCATCGAACCGGAGCGGGATATCGCCCAGGCCACCGCCGCGCTGCTTGCGCAGCAGGATCTCGGCGTAGCCGCGCAGGTCCGGGTTTTCCGGGTCGTACATCTCGGGCCGGTGCACCAGCATCACGATGTCCGCGTCCTGCTCGATCTCGCCCGAGTCGCGCAGGTCCGACAGCACCGGGCGCCGGTCGGGGCGTTCCTCGACCTTGCGGTTCAGCTGCGCCAGCGCGATCACGGCCACGCCCAGTTCCTTGGCCAGCGCCTTCAGGCCGCGCGAGTAATAGCCGATCTGCTCGTGTCGCTTTTCTCCCTCGCCGCCCGACATCAGACCGAGGTAGTCGACGATGATCACGTGCAGGCCGTGCTTGCGTTTCCAGGCCTTGGCCTTCATGCGCAGCTCGAGCAACGAGATCGCGGGCGTTTCGTCGAGGCCGAAGCGCAGCGCGTCGATCTTGATGCAGCCTGTGCTCACGCCGGCCCAGGCCAGCTCGTCGTCGTCGGGAATCGTGCCCATGACCTTCCCCAGGTCGACGCGGCCGCGGTTGGCCAGCGCGCGCCCGGCGATCTCCTGGCTTTCCATTTCCATGCTGAATTCGAGCACGCCGTGGTCGACCGCCATGTTCAGGCCGATGTCCGTGGTCAGCGCGCTTTTGCCCATCGATGGCCGGCCGGCGACGATGATCAGCTGCCCCGGGCGGAAGCCGCCGCCGGTCAGCAGCCGGTCGATACCCGGGATGCCGGTCGGGATGGCGTTTTCAGTGCCTTCGGCGCGCCTGGTGATGCCGTCGATGAAGCCGGCCAGCACCTCGCGCAACATCTTCGGCTCGTTGCGCACCCGGCGCTCGGCCAGGGACGTGACCAGCGACTGTACCGCGTCCAGCACCTCGTCCGCGGTCTTGCCCTTCGGGTTGGCGGCCAGGCCATTGATGGTGTCGGCGACGTACATCGTCGCTCGGCGCAGTGCACGGTCGACCACGATGCTGGCGTAGCGGCCGATGTTGACGGCGCTGGGCGTGGTCTCGGTCAGGCGCTGCAGGTACGGAAGGATGCCGGCGTCGATGGCGCCGCCGCGCCCTTCCAGGCTGGCCCAGACGGTCATGACGTCGGCCGGCTCGCCGCGCGCGATCATGCGCACGATTTCGGCGTAGATGACACGGTGGTCCTCGCGGTAGAAGTGCTTCGCGTCGAGGTCACCGACCTGGTCGAACCCGTCGTTGAAGCGCAGCAGTGCGCCCAGGACGGATTGCTCGGCCTCGATGGAGTGGGGAGCGGCGCTGTCGGCGCTGTGGTGGTTCGTCATGCTGCTTTCCTGTGTTGGCCGCCAGTGACGCCGTCGAATCCCTTCCGGCTGATCAGCCAGTCGAACCCGGCGTTTGGCGGTATCGTTGCGTTATTGCGTACCCATGGGAAGAACCGATCGACGAAACCTGGTTTGTCCGAGAACGTCACGAAGTCGCGGATGGCCGCGGCACGCGCCGGCACGAAGATCGCCGTCGATACCACGCCCGCCAGGTCGCCCAAGGCTTCGTTAAACTTCTCGATCACGTCGAGCTCGGCGGGCGAATATTCGGTCTGCACCACGTCGGCCCAGCCCTTGGCGTTCAGCCAGGTTGCCGGATAGGGCACGAACTGCTCGTCGACCCAGGTGCCCGACTCGGCGCGCTTGGCCAGGGCAGCCAGCATTTCGGCCAGCAACTCCTCGCTCGGCTTGAGCTTCGCAAAGGCCTTCTCGGCGACGCCGCGTGACCGCTTCTTCGGGTAGGCGGCGTAGAAGCGCTCGAAGCGATCCGCGATCTGGGCGGCGGTACCCGTCATGGCCCGGCCTGGTTGGCCTGCTGGGGTCTCGCCGTCGAGGTCGCGGTCCGCTTGCGGAGCGCAAGATGTTTTCTTTTGGTGGTTTTCTTTTTGAAGGTTGTCTTTTGTGTGTACCGAATCGGTACTATCGACCTGTACCGATTCGGTACTACCTGCGTACTGATTCGGTACATGTACTGATTCGGTACACCCCTGTACCGATTCGGTACTAGCAGGAGCGGGTTTAGTCTGGTCGAGCGACACCCACTTGCGGCGATCCTTCTGGATGCCCACGATCGCGCCAAAGCGCCCCGCGCGCTTCGTGATGACGTTGCGCTGGGCCAGCAGGTTGAGCGTGGTGGTGACGTGCGGCCGCGCGAGCTTGCACATGTCGCCGATTTGCGAAGCCGACATGTCATCTTCGGACTTCTGGAAGCCGTAGGTCTTTCGCATGATGGTAAGCAACACAAGCAGTTCGCGCTGCGAGAACCCGCCGCCCAGGATCGCTTCCAGCAGTTCGTTCGCGATCCGGACGAAACCGTCCTCGAGCTGGGGCGTGCTCATTCGTCGGCCGCCCCCATCGTGGTGCCGTCAGGGCCTGGCGCGCATGGGCCAGGCAGAAGAGTGGTGTTCGTTTGCATGCGCTGTCTCGTTGTTGTGGCGGCCCGGTGGCCGGGCCGGGTGCTGGTCAGGGGGCGGCACCTTCAAATCCGGCAATACGCTCACCCAGGATGCGCGAATAGGACGCCATCGCCGCCAGCTGGGCATGCAAGCGGCCCTGTTCGTCGTTTTCAAGCTGGGCGAACGTGGGCGTCTCCATGAATGCCTCGAGCTTTTGCTTCTGCTCGTCGAGGCCGCGCTTCTCCTCGAGCACGCGCACCTGGTGGGGCTGCATCCGGTTATAGGCCGAAGGTACGGTACCTTGCGCGGGACGCCCTGCCGGCGGTTGCGGCGTGGGTTCGGCCGGCTTCGGCGCTTCCAGTGCGGCGCGCACGAAGCAGTCCTTCGCCTCCAGCAGCTTGCGCATGCCGGCGGACTTCTCGGGCCCGTCCGGAAGCTGCTGCTCGAACTGCTGGGCCAGCTCGCCGATTGGTTTGCTGACCAGCTGCAGGGGCGCCGGCAGGTGGGCGAAGGCGAAATACTTGATCGTGGTGGTGGTCATGCTTGAATTCCTGATGTCAGTGGGAGAGGGGACGGTTACTCGACGATCAGCCAGTCCTCGGCCAGCGCATCGCTGCCGCTGGGCGCCCAGGTGCTCACGGTGTCGTCGGCGCCCTTGAGCGCGAGGTAGGCGTTGTATGGCACCATCGCGCCCTCGCCGTAGTGGGCCTTGGCAGCGCCGGTCTGCGCGGGGTAGGCATTGGCCGGCACCAGGTAGACGAACATGCCCTTGCCATTCCAGCCAGCGCGCGCCACGCGCTGGCTGGTCTTCAGCGCCGTGAGTGCGGTGCCGAAGGTCAGGCCCGCAGTCGACGAGAGGCTGCCGCCGGTGATCGGGGCCGGTGTCGGAGCTGGCGCAGCCGTCTCGCCCTCGATGTGCGCCTGGTACGCCTTGGCAGCAGCCAGCACATCGTGGTGGCTGATCAGGCCCGGCGTGCGCAGCGCAAGGTTCAGGGCGTCATAGCGGTCGGTGGCTGCGGTGCGCTTTTCGGGGAAGCCTTCGAGTGTGGTGTTGTCGTTCATGGTGCCCTTTCAGATTGGTGCTGCAGTGGGTGCGCTCGCGCGCGAAATCGTCTCGGCCAGGGCGGGATTCGGCGGCAGGTGCGTCCAATGCGTCACGCGCTCAGTCGTGATCGGCATCGCATCGGCGTAGTGCCAGGTGCCGCCGGCACGGAAGCCGGGCCACACGTCGTCATCGTTCAGCGCCAGCAGTACCAGGGTGTCGTCGTCGGGCAGGCCCTGGTCGACCGGCGTCCAGTTCGCCGCGGCCGTCACGGGAATACCTCGACGAAGGGGAGGGCGTTTGCGGCGCCGCATGCGCGGTGGTGCGCGGCCTCAAGTGCGGCCGCCGAGGGGGATTTACTCTGGTATACAATAGGCATGTTCTCGCCTTTGAAAAAATTGGTTGGACGAAGCCCGCCTCGTACGCGGGCTTTTTTATTGCTGGCTGGCGTCGCCAGCGGCCAGCAGGTCGACCGCCTCGCGCAGCTGCTGGCGCGCGCGGTATTCGGCGCGCTTGGCGCGGTCGCAGCCGCCGATTGCAGCCTTGTCGCGATCGCGCCAGATCCTGGCCCTGCGGACGACCGTTTCGTCGGGAGTCGTCTCTACGTTCTCCTGTTGTGTCATGTGGACCTTCCGTTAGTCGAAGCACGCCCATCCCAGGGCGCGCGGTTTGAAATCGCCCTTAAAGACGCAAACGACGCGAGGTGCCGCCGGCACTGGCCCGGTTTGGGAAGCGCTGCGAATGGCCACGGCATGGCCCTTCGCTTTTGTGCTTCGGATAGCTACGATTGCTGCCGTCGCGATCAATCTTTTCCATCAGTGCTGCGCGGATGAACGGCGCAACTCGGCTGCCGATCCTCGCGCAATGCTTGCGGATCTTGCTGTCCTCGGCCTGGTTGACCGGGACCTTCAATGGGGGCAGGTCACGGATCAGGGTTGCGTCGGTGGTAGTGCTCATGTGTTGTTTCTCCTAGTGGTCGTGGTTCAGGACTTCGGGTGGTGCTGGGCAAGGTGCTGTGGGCAACTGCCTGTGCGCAATATTTGGGGCGCAAAAATGCCGCAGGGTTACTGCGGCTGGGATTCGGGTTGGGATTCGGGTTGGGGTTCGGGTTGAACGGCCAGTTCAGGCCAGTACTGCGACCAGTCAAGCGGCCTCAGTTCCTTGCGGCTAACCTGCCCATCCGTAGCCTTTTCGACGGCCGGGCAGCGCTTGGGGGGCATCATCCGGATGCCCTTCTCAACTTGGTACAGCAGAGCGCTGGAAATGCCAATCTCCCGAGCGAACGCCGCCTTGTTGAGGCCAGTAGTTTGAAGGTAGGTGGTCAGGTTCATAGACCGAACAATAGCAAAGCTAGTAAAAAAGTGCAAATGCTATTCGTAGCAATGCTCGTTGATAGAAGTAACTACAACGTTATGCTCCTGCAGATGAAGAAAGAAAAAGTTTTGGAAGAGTGGCAGATTGCCGACGCTCAGCGCCTGCGTCAGTTATTTGATGCTCGGCTCGAAACCGTCGCCGAAGGTAAGCTGATTTCGCAGATGGAATTCGGTGCCAAGTACGGGATCGGCAGCCAAGGCATGGTGTGGCAATATTTGAATGCTCACCGCCCTCTGAACATCAAGGCAGCTGTTGCGTTTGCGCGCGGCCTCGGGGTGTCGGTGACCGAGTTTAGTCCGACACTGGCGCAGCAGATAGGGGAGGCGTCTGGAGTGGCTCAGGATATGCCGAAGATCGGCCTAGTGGTGCAAAACTCGGAACAGCATCTTCAGTGGGTGACGGAAGAGGAGATGAGGCTTTTAGACAAGTTCCGCGCTTGCGCACCAGGAGAGAGAGCACATGCCATGGTGTTTGTCGACTCACTGCCGAAAGCGGTCTTTCCCAGCCAACTGCGAGACAAGGCTTAGCGACGGGGCCTCACGGCGCGGGAACGCGCGTGCCATAGCCTGCATCGCGGTCAGGGTGTTCCGTTGGCAGTCATCACTCATCTGCCTGTACGCGTTCAAGACCAATTGTTCTTCGTCAATTTGATGATAAGGCTGACTAACCACGTTGCTCTCCTTACTGAAGCGTTGCTTTCGACTTTACGGATTTACCCGATAAAAATATCACAGATTCAAAACGGGTGACAGCTTGTCCTGTCAAAAGTACTGTATGTTCATACAGTATATGTCGGTAATATAGCAGAGCCATACCTTTGGAGGAAGTGCTTGAAAAAATTGATTTTGTTGGCAGTTTTGATGACCCCGGGAATCTCTTTGTGCCAGGTGGTCACGGCGGCAAATTCGGTATCGTTCCAGCCACTGATTACTCGAGACGCTGAGGGCTTTTCAAGATGCGGCGTTCGTATTGTCGTCGCGTCGATGGAAGAGAGCCAGAAGTCGATTGCATACGATTTCAGTATCACTATGGCCGACGACACCTTCAGTCTGATGAAGGCGGGTGCGTACAATGTGCCGTTCGACCGGCGTTCGGGCTGGGACATCACAAAGATGAAGCCAAGACTTCCTGCGCCAGACTCGTTTTGGATAGCTAAGAGGGATGACGCGGCAACGTTAAAGCCGACGAAGTATATGAAGTCAGAAGATCCAGGCTTTTCCATGGGTGGAGCCGATGGATCGATGGCCGCGAAAATTTTGTGGGCTATTGCCAAGCAAGAGCCTATGCAGATTTCCCTTCACTACAATGGATCGAAGTACGATGACGTGGTTGCGTTTCAAGCAAGTCTGAGTACTGATGATCGCGCTGCTTTCGATGCGTGCTTTGCGGGCATGTACAAGAGAATGTTGAGCAAGATGCCAAAGCAGAAGTAGAGCTTCGTCGCTGTTGGAAATTCACTCGGCCGCCCTCGCGGCCAAAAAAAATAGCATTCACTACTAGCAAAGCTATTGCAGGTATTAACTAGCAATGCTACGATCCACTCCATCGCAACCGAGCTCAGCACCCGCTGGCCGGCGAACTGGAGACCTGCATGAAGCCCTTCCGCATCAAAGCCAAGCGCGTCGCACGCCGCCTGGTTCGCAAGCTGGCCAAGCCGGCCGCGCTCTGGATGATCGAGCGCCAGCTGCGCAGCAGCGCCGCCCGTGAAGCCGACGTCATCACCGCGCGCGGCATCAACGTATCGATGAGGCAGTACGAACGCAAGCGCCAGGTCGACCTGATCGCGCGTCGCAACCTGGTGCGGGGGTGGTGACCATGCTGCGCTTCCTGCTGCTGTACCGCATCGAATGGACCGATCGTCACCCGGGCCTGGTGTTCGCCGCCATGGGCGTGCTGCTCGTGCTGGAACACGTGCTCGAGCAGGTGATGCCATGACGACCGCCAAGCAGATCCGTGACCTGGTCATTTCCTGCGCCGATGAGGCGCTGAAGGAGGTGCCCGAGGGCGTCAACTTCCGCGCCCGCACTTTCGCCGCGTTCCTCGCCGGCTCGCTGGCCGCATGCCAGGAAGACCAGATGGTGGTCGCGCTGCGCAAGCTGCTGGCGCCGGACCCGGTGGCGCCGGCGCCCCATGACCCTGCGGGAGCGCGGTGATGGGCGATACCAAATTTCCACTCGACGCCCACGCGGCGGTCGCCTTGCACAGCCTGCTGCGCCGCCTGCAGGACGACCACCAGCGGATGGAACCGCACCACGAGGACCTGTGCCCGCTGTGCCGGGACACCGAGCGCGCGATCGGCCAGCTGGCCAAGCACCTGCCGGCCGTCGACCTGGCGTGCCCTGGCTGCTGCGCCGAGCCCGGCGAGCCGCATGCCGGCACCTGCCCGGGTCGGGACGGCCGCTGCCCCGGGTGCGCCGCGTTCCCAGGTGAAAAACATCGTGAATATTGCCCAGTCGGGCGAAGCGGAAGCCGCTTCCGGCTTTCGGAAATCGGGCACGCCAGTGCCTACCAACCACAACAAGGAGAAACCATGGAACACCAAGACCAAATCCTGCTCGCAACCGCAACTATGCCGGGCGATATCGGCGACACGATCGGCGGCGGCTTCTTTGCCGGGCGCATCCTGCTAGGCGGCGTCGTGTACGGCCTGGTGGTCGCCCCGAAAGCCGAGGGCGAACGCACCGACCTCGCCTGGCTCGATTCGGAAGAGCGCGTCGTCGGCGCCGACAGCTACAGCGACGGCCGGGCGAACACCATGGCCATGGCCGCGGCCGGTAGCGAGCTGGCCAACTGGGCGCAGGGCCTGGACATCGGCGGCTACACCGACTGGCACATCCCGAGCCAGGACGAGCTCGAGATCCTGTACCGCAACCTGAAGCCGACCGGGCGCGCCAACTACCTGTACGGCCGCAACGGCGTGAACGCCTCGGCCGTGCCGCCCACCGTCGCCTACAGCCGCGACCTGCCGGCCCAGACCTCGGTGCCCGGCTTCGCCGAGGGCGGCGAGCAAGCCTTCGCCGGCGAGTGGTACTGGTCAAGCACGCAGCACGCTGCCAACGACTACTGTGCCTGGTTCCAGGACTTCAGCAGCGGCATCCAGGGCAGCAACGACGAGTCGGCCGAGCTCCGCGCCCGCGCGGTCCGCAGATTCGTAATTTAACCCTTCATCCATTTTTCGGAGTCGAGTATGACCCCCACCACGCTCGCGGCCATCGAGGCCGCACACCAGAAACTCACGGTCGAGCACCAGAACCTGGCCGAGATGATCGCGGCCTTCAAAGCGCAGCCGCTGCGGGTCGTCACCATCCAGCAGGTGCAGATCCAGCTGCAGCCGGGCGAGCACTACGCCGGCATCCTTCTGGACGAAGATGGCGCGCCGGCGCACCACCTGATCCTGCTGCCGGGCGACGTCGACGGCGTCACCTGGGACAGGGCTAAGGTCTTCGCGGCCGAGGCCGGCGGCGAGTTGCCGACGCGGCGCGAACAGGCACTGCTGTTCGCCAACCTGCCGGGCCAGTTCGAGAAGCGCTGGTACTGGTCGAGCGAGCAGCACGCTGCCGACGACGGCTATGCCTGGGGCCAGACTTCGACGACGGCTACCAGTACAACTACTTCAAGTCGGCCGAGCTCCGCGCCCGCGCGGTCCGCAGATTAACCATTCAGTAATTTAGCTTTTCATCAGCATGGCACTCCACACGCAATTGCCGATTTACAAGGCCGCCTATGACCTCCTCGACGTCGTCACGGACCTTGCCAAGAACATGCCTCGCGATTTCAAGGCATCGATCGGCGGGAAGATCCGCGACGAAGTCGTCGAGATCACGGTCCTGGTCTTCCGCGCCAATACGGCGCGGGAGAAGGGAGCGCACCTGCAAGGGCTCATCGAGCGCCTGCAGGTGGCCGAGCTGCTGCTGCGTCTTTCGCGCGACAAGCGCCTGATCGCGATCAAGCAGTACGCCCGGGCGGTCGAGCTGACCATCAGCATCGGCAAGCAGGCCAGTGGATGGCGCCGCTCCGCAACGTCGCCCGCTTCGTGATGGTCACGGCCACCATGACTGTGCGAACTCTTAATCTGGTCGTGCCGCTGGCCCACAAGGCCACCGCCATGCGCATCGCAGAAACCGCCCGGCAGTGTTCGGGCAGGTCTGGCGCAGTTTCCCCGCTGATCGGCCACCCTGGCCTTCGGCGGGGCGATGTAGATAGCACGAATAACCGCAGCACGCTGCCAACGACGACTATGCCTGGAACCAGAACTTCAACAACGGCAACCAGAACAACAACAACAAGTCGGCCGAGCTCCGCGCCCGCGCGGTCCGCAGATTATCCCGGCCGCCACCATGCTGATTTTTCTTTCGAGGACCTGGTGCGGGCCTACCTCGATTGCCGCAAGACAAAACGCAATTCCGCCAGCGCCGCCGCCTTCGAGCAGGACCAGGAACGCCAGCTGGCGCGCCTGCAGGGCGAGCTGCTGGACGGGACCTACCGGCCCGGCCGGTCGATCTGCTTCGTCGTCACGCGCCCCAGGGCGCGCGAGGTCTGGGCCGCCGACTTCCGCGACCGGATCGTGCACCACCTGCTGTACAACCGCATCGCGCCGCGCTTCTACCGCACGTTTATTAGCGACACCTGCGCCTGCATCCCGGGCCGCGGCACGCTGTATGCGGCGCATCGCCTGGAAGCGAAGATCCGCAGCGCGTCCGAGAACTGGGCACGGCCGCTCTGGTACCTGAAGTGCGACCTCGCCAACTTTTTCGTGACGATCGATAAATCGGTGCTGTGGGCCCAGATCGCGGCCCGCGTCACCGAGCCGTGGTGGCTGTGGCTCGCCGGCGTGATCCTGTTCCACGATCCGCGCCAGGATTTCGAGCTGCGCGGCGATCGCCGGCTGATCGACCTGGTGCCGCCGCACAAGCGCCTGCGGAGCCAGCCCGACCACCTCGGCCTGCCGATCGGGAACCTGTCGAGCCAGTTCTTCGCGAACATCCACCTCAACGCGCTTGACCAGTTCGCGAAGCATCGAGTAGGGGCGCGCCACTACGTGCGATACGTGGACGACTTCATCCTGCTGCACGAATCGCCCGAGTGGCTGAATGCCGCTCTGGCCGGGATCGACGACTTCCTGCCGGCGCGGCTGGGCGCGCACCTGAACCCGGCCAAGACGATCCTGCAGCCCGTGGCGCGCGGCGTCGACTTCGTCGGCCACGTGATCAAGCCCTGGCACACCAGAACCCGTCGGCGCACGGTCGGCCAGGCCGTCGAGCGGATCCGCACCGCTGACCTGGTCGACGTGCACGCCACCGCCAACAGCTACTTCGGCCTGCTGCGCCAGGCCAGCAGCAGCCATGCCGATCGGGCCAAGCTGGCGCGCGCGGTGCTGCGCCGAGGACATTGCGTCAACCAGACTTTCACCAAAAGCTACCGGAGAACGACATGACCAGAATGAACGAACCCATGCTGGACACCCAGGATGAGCCATTCGACGTTGCCGTCTATCGACACCACATGCTGCTGCTCAAATCAGCGCATTGCTGCAGGCCGGTCCTGTATCGCGGGCTGCACCAGTTTATCCACACGCTGACGATGTTCCAGGATGGCGGAAATCTTGGGATGACGGTCTACCTGGCGGGGATCCCTGGCGGGATCGACTGCTCGGAGATCGAGATCAAGCCTGCGGCACCAGCACTGGCGGCTGCGACATGAAGCTCCAGGTCAAGGACTCTGGTGCCTGGCGCAACGTGCTGGTGTTCGACGAAGCGCGCCAGGGCGAGGTCGAGGCCGCTGCCGCCGAGTTGCTGCGCGCGGCAGGATGCGCGAAGACGGCGATGCGGATCTGCGAGGGCGACCAGGTGCTGGCGCGCTGCGAGCCGCCGGCGTGCGCCTGGAGGGCGGCATGACCAAGTCGAAAGGCATCAACCGTTCGAAAGCCGTCTGGACCAAGGGCCAGGTCGAGACGCTGCGCTCGCTGTACCCGAACTTCAAGACCGAAGACGTTGCATTCATGCTAGGCCACTCGCTCGAGGCGACGTACCGGAAGGCGAACAGCTTGGGCATCAGGAAGACGGACGCCTTTCTGGCAAGCGGCTGCGCAGGCAGGCTCGACGGGATCCGCGGTGGGGCGACCAGGTTCCAAAAAGGGATCGTTCCTTGGAACAAGGGAGTGAAGGGTGCTGCAGGTGTGCAGCCAGCCTGTCGCGCCACCCAGTTCAAGCCGGGCCAGTCGCCGGCGAACACGCTGCCGATCGGCAGCACAAAGTTCGACAAGAGCGGCGTGCTGCTGCAGAAGGTCAGCAACGCAAAAGGCAACAACAGCGCGCGCTGGCGCGCCGTGCACGAGCTGGTCTGGATCCGGGCGAATGGGCCGGTGCCGGCAAAGCACATCGTGGTCTTCAAGCCGGGCATGCGCACCAACGTGCTCGAGGAAATAACGATCGACCGGGTCGAGTGCATCAGCCTGGCCGAGAACATGAAGCGAAACACGCGGCACAACCTGCCGCCCGAACTTAACCAGGTGGTGCAGCTGCGCGCGGTGCTCACCCGACAAATCAACAAGAGGATGAAACATGGCCAAGAAGAACATCGATGACTTGCGTGATCTGCTGTTCGAGACGATCGAGGGCGTCAAAAGCGGGAAGCTCGACATCGATCGCGCGAAGATGATCGGCGACCTGTCCCAGGTCATGGTGAACTCGGCGAAGGTCGAGGTCGAGTATGCGAGGGCCACCGGCCAAAAGGGCAGCGGCTTCCTCGAGCAGGCCGAGCAGCTACCACCTGGGATTACCGGTATCCGCCAGCACAGGATCCAGGGCTGATGACGGCGACATTCGAACAGGCCCGCGCCATCTACGGCAGCGACGAGCAGATGGCGCGTGCGCTGTTCGAGCAGCTGACGATCGCGCGCCTCGATCTGGAACTGCAGCAGGCGCTGCGCCGGCGCGCCGAGGACAAGCTGCAGATGCAATACGCACTTACAAGGAAGCCCCGAGGGGCGGAAGGAACGACATGACGAATAGCACGATCAAGACCTGGCGCGAGCGGATCGGCGCCGGAGAAGACTTTCCGATGCACGTGCCGTCGTGCGTCGAGCGCGCGATGATGAACGAGATTGCTGAGCTGCGCTCGCAAGCTGACCGCCAACTGAAGGGCAAGAATGCCGCCGAGTGGTATGTCGCTTACTGCGAAACGTCGGAGAAGCTGAAGGCGGCGGAAGGCTGCATCCAGCGTTACAAGAACCTGGTAGGGACACTGGAGCAAGGTGGCAATCAGCTGCCGTCGACGGGAATGGATTAGGGGAAATCGAATGCTGCGCTATGTGACAATTCCGAAATTTTCGGCCGAGTCCGGCTATACCGAGGACGCCATCCGGACCAAGATCCGCGACGGCATCTGGCCGGTAAACGACATATGGATCAAGGCGCCCGACGGGCGGATCCTGATCAGTACAGAAGGATATGAGAAATGGGTAGAGACGGGCGGGGTGTTAAGGCTGCGTCGGAAAGCAGTATCGAAATCAGCTTTATGTATAAAGGTGTCCGGTGCCGGGAAAGGGTCCCCCTCAAGCCCACGCCCGCTAACCTGAAGCGGGCTGAGCAGCACCGCGCGGCGATCCAGCACGCGATCGCCGCCGGCACCTTCGACTACCGGGCCTCGTTCCCGGAATCGAAGATCGCGGCCCGCTTCCACGAAGCAGAGGCGGAACCAGGCGAATTGACGCTCATCGGCGACTACCTGGACAAGTGGCTAGACGAACAAAAGCTTGAGCGCAAGTCCAGCAGCTACGACAGCTACCGCAAGATCGTGATGGGCAAGCTGGATCCCTGGTTCGGTAAGCTGACACTGTCGGAATTCAAGCGCAAGCACATGCGCGACAAGCTGGTCGCATACCCGGCTGGCAATAAGACCTTGAGCAACATCCAGAGCGTGATGCGGGCCGCCTTGGAGGCCGCCGTCGATGCCGAGCTGATCGAGGTGAACCCGCTGTCCGGGTATACATATAAGAAGAAAAAAGTGCTGCAAGTGGCGGAAGACGAGATCGACCCATTCGACCGCGTTGAGCAGTCGGCCATCCTGTCGGCGCTGGAAGGGCAGGGCCGCAACCTGATCCAGTTCGCGTTCTGGACCGGCCTGCGCACGTCGGAGCTGGTGGCCCTCGACTGGAACGACATCGATTTCCTGCGCGGCATGGTGCGGGTGTCGAAGGCGCAAACCCAGCATTCGGACGGGCCCGAGGTTCCGAAGACGGATTCCGGCCGGCGCGAGGTGAAGCTGCTGGCGATGGCGGTCGAGGCGCTGGCGGCGCAGAAAGCGCACACCTACCTCAAGGGGCAGGAGGTATTCCAGAACCCGCGGACCCTGGAACGCTGGACGGGCGACCAGCCGATCCGGAAAACGCTTTGGCAATGGGCGCTCAAGCGGGCGAAGGTGCGGTACCGCTACCCTTATCAAACTCGCCACACGTATGCGAGTATGATGTTGTCGTCTGGCGAGCACCCGATGTGGGTCGCACAGCAGATGGGGCACAGCGACTGGTCGATGATCATCCGGCGCTATGGCCGGTGGATGCCGGACGCCGACGACAATGCGGGCGCCCGCGCGGAAGAGGTCTACGGAAAGAAAAAGGGCGCCGCGAAGATATCCGAGGCGCCCTGA